CGGAAACTATAATAACTATTCTGCAGAGGCTTTGGAAAAAGCTTTGCAGTCTTGGGTAGAGCCTTACCCCAAGCCAATCATTCTTAATCACGATCTTAACTCTGAACCTATAGGTAGAGTTATGGCAGCAAGAATGGACAAAGAAGAAGATGGTTCATCTTTTGTTCGTTTGCAAATTGCTATTACAGATCCAGTAGCTGTACAAAAAGTTATGGACAAGAGATACTTGACAGGATCTGTTGGAGGAAGAGCTGGAAAAGCAGTTTGCTCAATCAGTGGTGATGATCTTGCTAACCTTGACGAAAGCGGAAAGCCAAAGATGGCTCGCTTTAAGAGAGGTCAAGTATACAAGGGCAAGCTTGCATTTATCGACATGCAAGATATATCGTTTAAAGAATATTCTTTTGTAAACCAGCCAGCAGACTCTAAGTCAAGCGTTAGAGCTGTTGCCACACCAGGATCAAATGCTATAACAACATCTGATTCAGAGTGGGTAGCAAGAAGCTCAGCTTTTGTTCTCAGCATGGACAAAGAGGATATTTTCTCCGTAGAAGAGAACGAATCGCTTTTTGCTAATTTGAAAAGCAAAGAATCAAGACCACTTTACTTGCATCTAAAAGGTGCATTTCTTTCCGCTATGGCTATACAGGAAAGCGAAAATTACATTAATACTAATGATCCATTACTATCTCATGAGAATGATAATAAAGATGTCCACGAGGAGAATCTCACTATGAATGAAAACGTTAAGGACGAAGACATTTTGGCTACTGTAGAAGAATTAAGCCAAGATCTTTCAACACTTTCTAATACAAAAGTTGAAGAGTCACAAGATCCAGAAACAGCACCAGAGACTGAAGAAGTGGTTGAAGAAACCCCAGTTACTGATGCTCCAGAAACAGAAGAGTCAGTCAAGACTGAGCAAGATTTAGAGAATCAAGCAGTTGATGCTCTCAAAAAGGCAAATGAAAAAATTGCTGAACTAGAAGCACAAATTGCAAAAGACTCATCGAAAGCACAAGCTACTGATGAGCAAGAGTCTACTGAAACTGTGGAAAAAACAGAAGTACCTACCGAAGAAGTGGTTGATTCTGCCAATGCCCCAGCTGAAGGAGAAACTCAAGCAACTGAAGAGTCCAATACGAATCTCACTGACGAAAAAGTAGTCTCTGAGCAAGATGTTGACGACGCTACAAAAAAACTTCAAGAGCTTGAAGAAGAAAACAAAAAACTCAAGAGCGCAATGCATAGAACTCTCGTAGAGAGAGTTGTTGATACAAAAATTGCAACTGGAATTGAGTCTCATGAACTTAGAGAAGAACTTATTGGAGATCACTTAACACGTAGTGCTTCTTCACTAGCTGATTCATTAAGAGATCTTGCAAAACTTCCAACGGTTAAATCAGCCAAGGGAACAATGCCAGAAATCAACTCTGAGCTTACTGTAATTGAGGGTGAAGACAATGTCTACACTTTAGACAAGCAGGAAGATCTAGTTCAAGAAGATGATACAAAAACTCCAGAGCAACTTTTCGTAGATGCTCTCATGGGTCGTCGTAAACTTTAATAATAATACAAGGAGAAAATTAAATGAGTTTAGCAAAATTTCGTAAAGTTGGAACCAAGACCGGATCAGGTCGCTTCGTAGTTTCTGAGGGTATTGCCCCAGCAGCTTACTTGCTCCCAAGCCAAGGTCTTCCAACATGGTACACAGACAGTGAAGACGATCGTTTTGAAATCGTCATTCCAAAGGGAACCATTTTGTCAGTCGTTGCTAATGCAAGCGGTGATGCAATGGTAGTTCCTGCCAATGGTAGCGATGCAAGCGTTACTTGGGGCGATACAATTTCGGGCTGGAATCCATTAGCAGGTGCAACACCTAACGTTACACGTTCAGGTGACACAGTAGCGGTTGCATCTTATTCAACACCAATCGGCGTTGCCCAGTATGACCTCTACAGACCATTTGACAAAGGCACTTCACAAGGTGCTGGATTCATTACACACGGGTATGTAGAGTATCCAATGGTAACAGCAGTCAACGACGACGTAACAGTCGGTTCGCTCATTAAAGCAGACCACATGGGCCGTCCAGTTAACTTAACAACTACCTTGTGTGGTACAAATCCTTACCTTCAAGTTGGTAAGGTCATAGAGGTAGAAAAGTTTGCAACCAACTTTGATGATGGCTTGCTTTCCTACATGCAACTTCCTTCGGACCCAGGTGCTTTGAAGACCGTATTTGAACTTACCCGTTCAGGTACCTATTCTGGCAAGCTTGGTATCCGTAGTAATTTGGATGTTACCAACGTAATTGGCGCATTCCGCGTTAATCTCACACTTTAATAAAATAAAAAAAGAAAAACACTAACAGGAGGAATAATCCTAAGATGAGCAAAACAATCCAAGAGCTCCTCTCGGGTCTCCCAGCTTGGGAAGCCGCGCTGGCCGAAGACGGACACATTGACGAGAACAACAGAGTAACAATTAAGGAAGCATTTGCATCGTCAGACGCAGCTGCCCTTTTCCCTAAGGTTATTTCACGTACTCTTAGAGAAGCAGCAGAACCACAATTATTGGTTACGCCACTTCTTTCAACAGTCCGTTTAGGAAAAGGACGCTCTTTGGAGTTTCCTGCAGTAAACGCAATTCAAGCTGCTGAGATCCCAGAAGGACAAGAATATCCAGAGCAGGCATTAGCCTTCGCAAAGCAGATTGAGGGTAAGGTATCCAAGAAGGGTGTCAAGCTTTCATTCACTGAAGAAGTCATTGCCGATTCATTATGGGACATCGTAGGTCTCCATGTAAGAGCTGCAGGACGCGCTATGGCACGTCTCAAGGAGCAGATTGCATTGAGCCGCTTTAAAGATGCTGCAACAATCGTTTTTGACAATGATGACGCAGCATATGACGACACAACCGGTCTCGGTATCGACGGCAATGCCAACGACACCATTCGTTGGGATGACGTCGTTGACATGGCAGCAGTGCTCATGGCAGAAAAGCATGTTCCTACAGACTTCATACTTCACCCATTAATGTGGTCAGTGTTCCTTAAGGACGCTATCTTCCACATGGGTGGTGCAGCATCAGCAGTTAATACCAGCTGGGGATACCGCCCTACTAACGCAGAGTCAGCACTTCAAGCAAGTGCCCCAATGGGATTGAATGTTATTGTTTCACCTTTCGTAAGCTTTACAGCTAAGAGTGGTGCAACTGCAGCTAAGTCAGATCTTTTCTTGATCGACCGCAATGAAGTAGGAACTATCCTCGTCAAGGATGACATGAGCACAGATCAGTTCGATGATCCTAGCCGTGACATTCGTCAGATGAAGATGAAAGAGCGTTATGACATCGTAATGCTTGGTGACGGTGAGGGTATCACAGTTGCTAAGAACGTTAGACTTGCTCGCAACTACGAGGTTGGTGTGGTTAACACCATCTAATCTTAGGAAAGTTATAGTTACGACTATCCTAGTGACAGGGGAGTGGCTTTCGAGCCACTCCTCTGTTGTTATTATAGACTTAATTCATTACTATCTAAGATGAATATTATAAACAGGAGATAGATGTGTCGCTTCCTTTGATCGAATACGCTATTGTCGATAACAATATGGTTGTTATTAGATTTGGCAAAACTATAAAAATTTCTAGTCTTACAAACGCTAACTTTGTAGTTCAGACAACTGACGCAACACCTTCTAATTTGGCTAATCCATTTTTGCAAATAAATACAATTGCAGATTATAATCAAATTTCAAGAACATTAAAACTATACTGGGATACAGTTAGACAATCTGGCAAAGAATATAAAATTAGACTGACTAATTTTCTAGATGCAGCCAATGAGTCTATTACTGAAGAGCAAATAGTATTTACTCAATCAGAATCAGCAACTCCTTCTGACTTTAATTCTTACACAGTTCCTTTAGTTCAAGAACTATTGATAGAGGATCACTCTATCAGAACAGACGCTTTTACTACCGTTCAAATTCTTGCAAAGAATCCAAGATTTTATATAACTAGTGTTGATCCAGAAAATGGAGAATTCTATTTAGATAATGCATATAATAACGGAAGAGTAATTATATCGTTTAGCTCTAGACCTGCAAGCAACTTTCTAAATAATTCCTACTTTAAAGTTCAAGATAGAATATTCAAAACCAGCCAGCAAGATGGCAGAATCTATCAGCTAATGTATCAATGCATTCTTGGAAGCCAGAAGTTTATGTAGACTTCCCATCTCTTGATGCTACGCCGTCATATTATTCAGATAACAAAGACTATTTTGAAACAGGATATAAATATAGAATTATAGTTTCTAAAGATATAGGCATTTAAAGTGGCTAATTTTATATATGGAAAAGCAAAACAATCTTTATTAAATGGTGAATTTAATATTGTTTCTGACTCATTAAAAGTTCTTTTAGTTACAGACTCTTATGTTCCCAATCAAAATACTGATCAGTTTGTTTCTAATATTTCCGCTTCTCACATAAGGCAAAGAACTTCTTCGTTAACTAATGTAACCAATGTTCTGGGTGTGATCGATGCTGACAATGTATCAGTCGCAGATTATGGTGGATTACCGTTTAAAGCTTTAATTATTTACAAAGATTCTGGCACTGATTCAACATCTAGACTTTTAGCATACATAGATACTGCAACTGGCATACCTTTTTTAGGAATAAATGCAACAACAGATATTACTATAAACTGGAGCAATGGCTCAAATAAAATTATATCTTTATAAAGGTACACAATATGGCAACTAGTTATCCAAGTTCTTTAGACAACTTTATAAATCCTACAGCAACAGATAGTTTAAGTTCTGGAGTAGTGCCTCATGCAGAGCAACACGCCAATCTTAATGATGCTATAGAAGCAGTGCAAACTGTTCTTGGAATCCTTCCAGCTGGCAGTTTTTTAACAATTAAAGACAGAATTGCTGCGTCAGAAGCTCTAAACGGCATGAGTGACGTTACTATTAGTTCTGTTGCTAATGGTGATGTACTAAGGTACAACGGATCAAAATGGTCTAATTATGGCGAGAATAATCTTACCGATGGAGGAAACTTTTAAAAATGGCTAATACAATCAGAATCAAAAGAAGAGCAGCTGGAGATGGCGCAGGCGCACCATCCAGTCTTGCAAATGCGGAATTAGCATTTAACGAGTCCACTAACATATTGTACTATGGTACAGGCACTGGTGGTGCTGGTGGATCAGCTACTCAGGTTATAGCCATTGGTGGTTCCGGAGCTGTAGTCGGTCTTGCTGGCGATCAAACAATTACTGGTAACAAAACTTTTTCTGGTACTGTAGCTCTTGGCGCTTCAGCAACCGCAACAACAAAAACAGCTGGTGACAACTCTACATCAGTAGCAACTACTGCATACGTAGCTACAGCAGTTGCTGCCGTAGGCGCATTTTCTGGATTGACTTTTGCAGGCGATGGTGGAACCACACAGGCTATAGCAAGTGGCGATACTCTTACTATATCTGGTGGCGTTGGTCTTAGTTCGACAGCATCTGCAATAGATACAGTCACAGTCAATCTTGATAATACATCAGTTACAGCTGGTTCTTACGGTTCAGCTAGCGCAATCCCAACCTTTACGGTTGACGCTCAAGGTCGTTTGACCGCAGCTGGAACAGCTTCTATATCTACTTCATTCACAGTTGATGCAGATAGCGGTTCAGATTTAACAATTTCTGGTGGAGATACCTTTAGAATAATTGGTGGCACTGGCTTAACATCGACGGCTTCTGCAACCGACACACTTACTTTGGACCTCGATAACACAACCGTAACTGGTGGATCATATGGTT